GCGGCAGCGCGGGGTGCTGCTGAACAGCGACGGCCGGGGCGGCCTGGTGCTGACCGGGCCGGCCACCCAGGCCATCGCCACGCGGCTGGAGCGGGGCGTGAACATCCTCGCGGCCGGCGGGACGGCCTCCTGGCAGGGGCGGCACAGCACGATCACGATCAAGGGACAATCGGCGAACAGCGCCTGGGGCAATGCAGCCGCCGCAGGCAGCCAACAGGGCCAGACGGCAGACGCGGAGATCACGCGGCATCGCCCCCTGGTGATCGTGGCCGAGGACCCCGGCGACGGCCCAGATTACCAGACGCGGGCGGAATGGGAGCGGGCCGTGCGGCTGGGGCGTGGCGTGCGCCTGGAAGTGACCGTGCAGGGCTGGCGTCACACGGTGGGCCTGTGGCAGCCCAACACGCTGATCCCGGTGCGGGACAACTGGCTGGACATCGATGAGGCCCTGCTGTGCGCGGCCGTGGCCTATCGGGCCGGCGAGGAAGGCGTCACGACCCTGCTGAGTCTGACCCGGCCGGGCGCCTATAACGTACTGCCGGAACCGGCCACCGAGGAGACATCCCTGTGGCAAGCCTGATCGAGAAGGCCCTGGCGCCCCTGCGGCGCCGCTTGCGGCTGTTGATCCTGCGCGCCGTGGTGCAGTTGGTGGACGACAGCGCGGGCCTGCAACGGGTGCAGGTGTTGACCCTGGCCGGTGAGACCGCCGACGGGCTGCCGCACCTGCAACCCTACGGGCTGAGTGCCGTGCCGGAGCCGGGCGCCGAAGGCGTGGCGCTGGCCATCGGGGGCTCCGGTAGCCACATGGTGCTGCTGGCCGTGGATGACCGGCGCCATCGGCCCACGGGCGGCCTGCCCGGCGAGGTGAGGTATTACAGCCGCTTCGGGCAGCTGATCGAGCTGAAGGCGGACGGCAGCATTGCCCTGACGCCGGCGGCGGGGCAGCCGATAGTCGTAAACGGAGACATCACGGTGAACGGCAATGTGGTGGCCACGGGCGAGGTGAGCGACGCCCTGGGCAGCCTGACGGAGATGCGCGGCGTGTACAACGCCCATGTGCACCCGGAAAACGACAACGCCGGGGGCAACCCGAACACGGGCGCCCCCTTGACCCCGATGGCCTGAATTGTGCGCCATCGCCGTGAACGGTATCGCGCAAGGACAGCATGGACCTGGCCCTCACATACGACGCGGAAGCCCAAGCCTTCGACCTGGTGTTGGGCAGCAACGATCTGGCCGGAGACGACGGGCTGGAGACAGCCGTGATGCTGAGTCTGTTCACCGATGCCCGCGCCGACGGCGAGCGGGGCTGGTGGGGCGACGCCTATGCGGCGGTGGAAGGGGACGCCATCGGCTCCACCCTGTGGCAACTGGCGCGGGGGAAACACACGCCCCAGGCGCTGAACCAGGCCCGCGCGGCCGCCGAGGCGGCCCTGGCGTGGCTGGTGGAGGATGGTGTGGCAGAGCGGGTGATGGTCACCGTGGAGACACCCCGCGCGGACGTGTTGGGGCTGGTGGTGGAGATCCACCGGCCGCACGATCCGCCGGTGCGCTATCGCTTCGAGGACTTCTGGAATCGGCAATGAGAGACGGTTAAATGCCCTTTACGCGGCCCACATTGCAGCAGTTGATCGACCGGGCGCGGGCGGATGTGGAGGCCCGCCTGCCGGGCGTGGACGCCCATCTGCGCCGCAGTCTGGCCGCCATGCTGGCCACGGTGCACGCGGGGGCGGTGCATGGGCTGTACGGCCAGCAGGCCTGGCTGGCGCGGCAACTGTTTCCCGACACGGCAGAGGCGGAGTTCCTGGACCGGCAGGGGGGCATTCGCGCACTGCCGCGCAAGGCAGCCGTCGCAGCCACCGGGCTGGTGGACTTCACGGGCACGGACGGGGCAAAGATTCCCGCCGGCACCCTGCTGCAGCGCAGCGACGGGGAGCAGTTCAGCACGGACGCCGATGCCACCATCGCCGGCGGCACGGCCCAGGCTGCCGTGACGGCAGTGGAAGGCGGGGCGGACGGGGACACGGCCGCCGGCACCACGCTGACCCTGGTGACGCCCATTGCCGGCGTGGACAGCGAGGCCACCGCGACCGCCGGCGGGCTCGCGGGTGGTCTGGATACGGAAAGCGACGAGGACTATGCGGCGCGGCTGCTGCTGCGCTGGCAGTTCGGGCCGCCGAACGGCAAGGCCGGCGACTACGTGCAGTGGGCACTGGAAGTGGCCGGCGTGACGCAGGCCTGGGCCTTCGATGCGCACCTGGGGCTGGGCACCGTGGGCGTGTACTTCACCCGCGACAACGATGCGATGGACGCCACGATCATCCCCGACGGCGCCCAGGTGCAAGCCGTGCAGGACCATATCGACACGGTGCGGCCGCGGCCGGCGGCCGTGACGGTGATCGCGCCGTCGGCGGTGGCGCTGAATTTCACGATCCAGCTCACGCCGAACACGGCGGCGGTGCAGGCGGCCGTGGAAGCGGAGCTGATCGATCTGATCCGGCGGGATACGAGCCCCGGCGGCACGCTGCGGCTGAGCCGCATCAACGAGGCCATCAGCCTGGCCGAAGGCGAGACCGATCACGTGCTGACGTCGCCGGCGGCGGACGTGGCGCGCAGCACGGGTGAGATCAGCGTGATGGGAGCCATCACATGGGCATGAGTGCCACCGAGTATCTGAGCCAGCTCAAGGCGCTGTTGCCGCTCGGCGCTGCCCTGCGCGCCCCGGCCGGAAGCTGGCTGGAGGCCCTGCTGGCCGCCTGGGCCGAGGAATTTGCACGGGTGGAAGCGGCCGGCGAACGCCTGGTGGCGGAGGCCGATCCGCGCACGGCCGCGGAACTGCTGCCCGAATGGAACCGGGCGCTGGGCCTGCCCGACGGCTGCACACCGGCCATTCAGACGTTGCAGGAGGAACGGGAGACCATCACCGCGCGCTACGCCGAGGAGGGCGACGTGACGGCGGACGGCTGGATCGCCCGCGCCCTGGCCCTGGGGCACAGCATCACCCTGGAAGAAGGCCGGCCCTCCCGCTGCGGCGTGATGCAGTGCGGCGACGAGCTGCGGCCCGAGACGGCTGTCTTCGAGCTGCGCATCACGGCACCCACGGCGCTGACGCACCCCTTCGAGGCGGGCGCGGCACAGGCCGGCGACCCCCTGGGCGCCTTCGACACCGACCGGCTGCAATGCGAGCTGCGGCGAATCCGGCAGGCCCATACGGCCCTGACCTTCATCTTCACGACCTGAGGCAAGGATGCACCGAACCGACGCCCCGAACCATGCAGCCAATTTGTTTGTCGATTCCGACCCGGTGGGCGGCACGCCCGGCACCGTGGTGGACGATGACTGGTTGAATGCCGTGCAGGAGGAGCTGGTCGCGGCGATCCAGGCCAGCGGGATCACCCTGGCCAAGGGCACGAACACCCAACTGCGCGACGCCATCAAGCGGCTCTACGGCGGCTTCGTCACCACCGTGGACAACGGGGACAGCCCCAAGACCCTGGGCGTGGGCGAAGCGGGCCTGGTGCTGGTGGACGCGTCCGCCGGCAGCGTGACGATCAACCTGCCTTCGGCCAGCGCCCTGCCGGGCCTGCGCTATCGCCTGGTGCGCACCGACGCCGGCGGAAACGCGGTCACCATCAACCGGGACGGCGCGGACCTGTTCTGGGATGGGAGTACTTCGCAGAGCCTGGCCGTGAAAAGCGCACGGCTGGGAATTACCGCCGACGGCGTGAGCAGCTGGTTTCCTTCGCAGGCCGCACCGGCCCTGCCCCGTGGGCACATCAGCGGCCTTGGCCTGTCCAACAATGGTGCGGACGCGGCCCACGACATCGACATCGCGGTGGGCATGTGCCGGGACGATGGTGACCAGGACGATTTGGTGCTGGCTGCGGCGCTGACCAAGCAGATCGACGCCGCGTGGAGCGTGGGAGATGCGGCGGGCGGACTGGACACGGGCGCCGTGGCGGCCAATCAGACGTATCACAAGCACCTCATCAAGCGGTCGGACACGGGCGTGGTGGATGCCCTGTTTTCCCTGTCTGCGAGCGCCCCCACCATGCCGGCCAGCTACGACCGCAAGCGCCGCCTCGGCGCTGTGATGACCGACGGCTCGGCGAATATCGTTGCGTTCCTGCAGGACGGCGACCGTTTCATCCTGGATTCACCGGTGCAGGACTATTCCGTCGCTAATCCGGGCACAGCCGCCGTGCTACGGGCACTCAGCGTACCCACGGGTATCGAATTGGCGGCGATCATGACCAGCGTCATCAGCTTTTTTAATTCTGATGGCAACATCGTTTCCGTGATGGTCTCTGATCCGGCACAGCCCGCTGTGACGCCGAATTCTGCCAAATACACTCAATATCTGCCTGGATGGAGCGGCGGCAGCAGGAACAACGTGGCGCTTGGCGAATTCCGTACCAACGCGAGCGGCCAGGTGCGAACCCAAATATCCTACAGCGTGGCGAATGTGTTGTTGGAGGGAATCACGCACGGCTGGATCGATACCCGAGGCAAGGAGGCCTGATGTACGTACAACGTGATGCTACCGGCGCCGTCAACGGCGTCTTCGCTCGCTCCCAAGCCGGGTACGCGGAGGAATGGCTCGACGCGGATCACCCCGACCTGCTTCGGTACCGGGGGCTCGACCTCGACGGCCGCAAGGCCACCAGACGGGCGGCGCTGTCGGCCGACTGCAACGCGGCGATCACCGGCGGCTTCGAGAGCGACGCCCTCGGCAGCGCCCACCGCTACGACAGCGATCTGGAAGCCCAGGTGAATCTGGTCGGCGCCGCCAGCCTGGGCGCTGCCGTGGACTACACCTGCACGGAGGTGGCCACGGGCACCAAGGGCTCGGTGACCCACACGGCCGCGCAGATCAAGCAGGTGCTCAAGGACGGCGCAGCCATCAAGAT